AAATTATAATCGTGAAATTTGACCCATCCTTGGCTGATGATGGTTCGCCTGTTGCTTCCCTTTTCATACCATTCGTTGTCTTTGCCAAGGTAACCTTCTATGATTTCGCCATCAGGATTTTCTGTGATAATCCATCTTTGCTCCCTGTTGTTTACGCAATGGCCTGCGAATCCGCCTGCAATCATTTCTGGTTTCCAAGTAGGGTCAAGTTTGGCGTTTGCTCTTTGCAATTTGATGCGCTTGCCCTTTCTCTCGATAACTGTGTAAGGGTTTGTATCTGTATAAAGAGTGATGTGCGCCTGATCGCCGACCTGAAAGTCTTTGTGATCGGCGGGAACTGTGTAAGGTCTGAACATTTGTTTAGTTGGTTTGTGAACGATTTAATTATATTAGAATTAAATAAACTTGTCAACCCCCCTTTTCTAAATCTTCCCAAGTTTGAAGATTTACAGTAATTGTCCATTCCATTGAACAATATTTTTTGTTATCCCAAATTGTCGACATGACCTCATCCCTGATAATGTCATTTATTTCTTCGGTAGTTTGTTTTGAGAAATTTTTTTCAAACTTCCTGAATCTTTTTTTACTTGCCATTTTTTACAACTCCATTTTCTGTCAAAGTATAATTTGCTTCAGGAAATTTAAGTGCAAATTTTTCTATAAGTATGTCTCTTACAATTTCTCTATCAATAGTGTCGCCATCAAAAGGTAACTTTGCATACTTAAGATTTTTTAGTCTTATGTTTGTAGCTGTTGCAATTTGGTCTTTTGTCGCGTCCATGTCATAGATTCCATCTTTGCCATAGAAGTCAAAAACATAATCTATAAATTCTTTTTGTGGATGTTCCATTTGGTTTGATTTGTTTGTAAAAGAACAACAAAAAGAGAATCCCTGAATTTCAGAAGTGGCTCACATTGCGCAATATCCGCTTTCGCGGCGTCAGCCTGTAGTATCCTTCGCTTCTCTTTTCGTAAGCAATCTTTGATCGCTCAATTTAATTATATCATAATAGATTTAAAAGTCAACCCCCCCTAAAAAATTAATCCTAAAAAAATTGATAATTGACAAATCTAATTAATTATATTATAATAGGATTGAGGGTCAAACCTCAGAAACTAGAAAATTGAAAACCAATTAAACCAATAGGAGGTAACTTTGATTAAGTTCACAAAGTTGCAAGCTGAATTGCTTGCTGATCGTCCACCTGATTGTATAGCTGATTGCTTAAGTCAGACTTACGATTGGGATTTCGATTTTATTGATGAAAAAGCTTCCAATCTATCTAGAGATTTAGAATTTCGACAAGAAATTAAAGACGATCTAGATAAATACGATCTGGAAATCTTGGCCGATATGATTAACGGAAACACGATCATGCAAAGGCTAATTGAAGCCGCTGAATTTGAAGAAGACATTACCAAAAAAGAACTTGGTAATTACAAACGAGCCTTCACAAGCGTAATCAAGAAGCTAAACAAAATCGGCGAAGGTCACGAAAGTTTCCCTATCGACCCCGATGATGGGATGCTCTACTTATAAACAATCGCCCCTTCGGGGGCGTTTTATTTATCCATCCATTTTTCAAATAGGCTGTCAGGCTGAAACGCTTTTGCCAAGAAATTTCCATAAAGATTATTGTCCAATATTTTCAATCCATCTTTCTTTGTAAAAGTCGCAACCAGTATTGCTTCGCCTGCCTTGTTCATATCGTAAAGTTCAAAGTCATCAAAGATGCCGTTTTTGATCGCTTCAGGAACTATTTCAGATACTTTCCTGTGAACATTGCGAACATATTCTGGAAGCACCCTTCGACCTGTTTTTATATATCTTTGATAGTTTCTTTCAAGTGCTGTAGCAATTTCGGCTGTTGCATATTTGGCGCGAACTGTCATGCCGCGATCTGTCATCGTTTTAATTTTTTTGGTCAAACTGGCAACGCTTCCATCGCCTGTTCCATCTAGCATTGTATGGTATCTTCTTTGTGCTGATTCTCTTTGAATCAATTTAGAGATCCAACTTGATTCTTCATGTACATAGTTTGCGGCGTTTTCTGCAATCTTCCCGCCTTTGGCCTTCATCGCATTAAATTCAGGCAAGCGCTTTTTGATTTCATCCGCATCAATAATTACAGTTCCCTTTGGTAATGGCGATTTTTTCAGCATGATTGATTTACCAGAAGCCGACCCGCCACCTGTCATGAAGAAGATCGGATTCTTTTGCGCCTTCGGGTTATTCTCAGCAATAATATCTTCAATAATTTTTCGATGTAGCTCCTGACGTTCTGGCGTCCATCTTGTAAGGTTTGATGGTTCCGCTTTTTCTGCAAGTGATCCATCTGAATATCTTTGCCAAGAAAGTTCCGCACCCTTTCTTTCCCTGACAACATCAGGAACAATTTTTATTTTTTCTGCGTTTCTACCATACGCGGCCTGCAACTGCGCCAAAGTTTTTTCTGACCCATCAGCGGCAACAAATTTCCTGATCGCCTGATCGCCGCCATATTTTTTTGACAATTTATCAAAGTATTGAACTTTTTTTGCTCCAAGTGCTTTTGCTTTTATTGATGGCGATTGTTTAGAAAGCCATGTTCCATAACTCTCGCCAGCGGGTACTAAGCCGCTTTCTGATGGTCTGAATCCTCTACGTCTGGGCGCTTCGATCTTACGACCAAAAACACGACTTAAATTTTCATAATCTATTTCAGCAACAGTCCTTGACCTGCAATTAAAATGCTGTGGTGGTTCTGGCCCTTTTCCATATTCAAAAACCTGTTGATCTAAAAAACGACATCGCGAACTTGTTCTGCTGTCCAAAGTTGCAAGATAACGATATTTTTTTGTTGCATCTGGGTTTGCTTTATAAACTTGTTGCGCCGCGACATTACTTACTTGATTAATTGATGTTCTGACGATTGTTTGAATCTGTGGGTTAGCAAGCATCATTGACGCGCCACGCATTGCCAACTGTTGCTGTTTTGCTGTCTTTGCCAAAGTACTGAATCCAAGTTTACCTATTAATCGCCTGCGCATCTGTGCAGTTGTATCGCCCGCCAACAATCCATCGCGTATTGATTGACCTAATCTTTCTGCGCTTTTGTTTGTAATACCGCGAAAAGATTTTCTGATTGATTCGCCATTTGGCAATCTTATCAATGCGCCTTCTTTTGCTGTCAATGAAAACTTTGCACCAGAACCCGCAGCAATGGTATTTAATGAATCTGATAAAACATTTAAATTAAATTCAGATGCAGATGTTGTTACAACAGCTTTTGCAAATGCGGGCGTTACTTCAACAGTTCTTATTGATGACCTAATACCTGCGGGCAATGCTTTTTCCATTTGAATTGTTGCAAATTCTCCCTGCAACCTTGCAACAGCAAACGAAACAAGTTCCATATCTCGCGTTGATTTGACATCCCATTTTCTAAGGCTTGCTTTTGTCTGTAGCAATAAAGCGCGTAAACGTGCCGCCGTATATTTGGGCTGATTAGCCAATGGAAGGCGCTCTATGGCTTCTAGTCTATTAACTGCCCGCAATATGATTCGATTGTAAGATTCAACGATTTCACGCGAAATCTTATTTGAAAATCTATTTAAATCTAAACTATTACGAAAATATGCTTCTGGTATTAGATCAGGATAAGGAATAGATGCCCCAAGTTTGGAGACATCAGACGGAACCCGAATCGGCGATTGTGTCATTAATCTTCATCGTCAAGGTCTTCTTCTGGTTCATCTTCCACATCTTCGGGCATTGGTTCATCTGTTTCTGTCATGTCCCCTTTTTGTGTTGATTCTATTTCTTCTTCAATGTCAAAATCATCGCCAAGGATTTCGCCTTCTGCTAACTGTTTTAATAGTGTTTCTTGAGATATAGCGCCAGAAGACCATAATCCTTGCATCGCCTGAATCTCTTGCGGTGCTAATCTTTGACCTAGGAAATCACGATTGACAAAGGCATTTCCAATTTCTGCAATATTTAAATAATTTGCATGAAATACTAAGCAATTATCAATCATATCCTGTAACTGTTGCGCAACAATCATTAAAGTCGAATCGCCCTGACTTCTTTGTATCTCCTGTGATGCGGCTGTTTCTGCTACAAGTTTCTGTCCAAGGATTGCGGCGAGTGCCAAAGTATTAATTTGATCTTCAATATTTTTTATTCTGTCGCGCTGGTATTGAAATGATGTGCCTTTTATTTCTACAAATTCAGCCCTGCCGCCTTCAGGAAATGCCATTGCTTCGGATGGCCCTGCACTAACTTCTTCGGACGCCTGCGGAAATCCAAAAAGACAAAGCATTGGTACAGAAGAAATTCTAAGTTGATTATCAAAGTCTGAACTCTTTTGATAATGCAACAAATTAAGTTCTGCAATATCTTGCATCGGTGGGCGTGATTCCAAGAAAGAAACTTTATTTGAATATGCAATGGCAAATGGAATGTAATCTAAGGACGTTGTTCCTTCATCTACTTTTACATATTTTCCCTGCCTACTTTTTCTATGAACCTCAAAGGCACCTGCTGTTAATAATCGCACCTGTTCAACTTCTTTCTGTCCATATTCACCATCTGGTTCTGTGACCCGTTCCAAAAGTCTTAACTGAGTGAGTTTTTGTTGCCCGTCTACAAGTTCTGTCCTCCATCCAAGAATCTCGCGCGGACTGTATGTAATCCAATAAGGTCTGCCAGTTCCTTCTGTTGGCGCATCGACAAGAACCCCTACATGACCGTAGCGAAGCATAATTTTTGCTGTCTCATATGTCCAACTGGTGAGATCGTTTCCTTGAAGGTCAACATCGAACAAATCTTCCGTAACCCGTTCTGATACTTCATTTAATCGAACAGGTTTGCGAGTAAGCATACCCGCAAGCAATCTTTCAATTCTGACGTACAAAGGCGCGAGAACGCTTGTAGCTAAACGATTATCATAGCTCTCGTCCTGTTCGCGTGGCATTTGCGGCAAATACTTTCGATGCCTTTTTCTTATGCCATAAGTTCCGCTTATTAAATCTTCAATCAATATCCAATTCGGTTCCATATTTACATAGCCATTGCTAGGGTCTTGCACCTCAACAGCTTTGCTTGAACGTTGTCTGTCGTAGTGATTGAATGAAGAATACACGGCTTAATTCCTAGCTTAATTTAATAGTAATACACTTTTTAATATATTCTAATCCCTGTTCTGCGGCCTGCCCCCAAATGTAAGGGATTGAAGCAACGCCAACAAAGATAGCGGACACAATCAGAAAAATGATCTAGTCCTGTTTTTTCTGGTTCGCCCGCTTCTGTGTAACTTTGAAGTTCAAGCGATTCAATAACATTTTTACAACGCGGATGAACAAAAAGACTAACTTCTTCTTTGCCATTGCATAAAAGGCGCTGAACATTATTAACGCTGTCTTTAATGGATGGATTAGACGCTCCCGATTGATTGGATATACCATAACTTTCGAGAATTTGGATGTCGGTCTTCGTAGCGTTTGTCGATCTTGCTCCGCCTGA